TCTTTGATGTTTTCCATCTCACCCTCCATGACTTCAGAGAAAATTGATCGTGCCTCCTCTGTAACCTTGTTACTCTTTCCTTTGGGCCTTCCTTTACCCTGTGTGTTTCCTTTTTTAAACGGCATTGTATGTTATTCTGTGTTATTTTAACATGGCAAGGTTAAGCTCTTCCCTTGTAAATTCATTCATCTATCTGTTGTTTGAAGTGTTCAATTACTGATTCAGTCTTCTGCTTGTAGAATGATTTAAACTCACCCTTCTTGCCTTGTGACTCCCATAGCTTAAACAATACACCTCGCAGTCTTTGGCTTTGTGTCTTTGGCTTATCGTAGATGTCTAGCTCTAGGTTGTCTAGTTCGTCTACCTCATCTTGGTTCATCTCTTCGGCAGCTCGAAAGTACAACACTCCAAACGTATCGACCAGTTCATCTATTGCCATCACCTCAGTGCTGGTCTTCTCTTGTGTTATGAACCTAACGCTTACCGATCGGTCTTTCCTTCTTTGGTATCCGTCAAGTATTGCCTGCGTTAAGATTCGCATGCCGCATCGTATGCGTGTTCTAACTTCTTTAGCCTTTCTTTTAGACATCCACCACATCGTGTGAACCGTGCTTTAAGTCTATAGATGTCTCGATACAGTGTGTTCGCTGCCTTTTGTGCGTTCGCATCTAGCGTTCCTTTCCCCCATTGGTCTTTGACTTGCTCTTCCCAAACGGTTTTTTGGTCTGCCGTCATTGTCTTGCCATACGGGAATAACTTGTTCCACTTATCCTTACGAGCTGTGCATCCGCAATCGTCTGTTACTGCTTCGACGACCTTCTTAATACCTGTAGCCTCTGTAATTTTTTCTACCGTATCACCCAGCCCCTTGGATTTTTTCCTTGTTCTTTTGGATGTGGTCTTTGGCTTTTTTGAGACTTTCTTGGATTGTTTTTCTTCCGATTCCTGTTGCATTGGTTAGCGTATTTATGCTGTGATTGTGAATGTAATAAACTCTAAATATCTCGGCTTCGAACCAGTTCAAATCATCGAGTAATGAGTCGATCACTTGCAACTGTTCCTTGTGGTTCATGTCTGCGTAGCTGTCTGACATGTTACCCACCGCTCCCATTGGATATTCAAACGTAACGTTTTCCGTCCATTTTTTGTACTTGTAGTAAAACCGTGTTGTCTTTGAGAATGAGCATATTTTAATCCATCGAAGTATGTACCATAGCAACTCACCTCGCTCACACATATCGATGTATTTGTCGTCTTCTCTCTCTAAGATACTGACTGCCACGTCATTAACCAAATCATTGCCGTACTTTTCGCCCGTGCAAATATTGGCTATTTGTTTTAATTCGTCATAGTGGTCATTAAAGAACTCTTCAATACAGGTCACAAGTCTTTAGTTAGTTGTTTAAAGTGGCTAGTTAACTCTTTTAACTCAACCGTTGTGAACTTAACTGTACTGTTGCTTTTCTGTATCAAACGATCACAAGTGCCTTCACCATAAACTGCGTCTAGTTTACGGCCAAACTCAAATTGTCTACCGCCATTACCCATATTGCAATGTGCGCATTGTGGCATGCAATTTAAGGTTTCTAACTTACCGTCAATTTCTTCGAGATGCCACCTTGTGCTGTACTTTGTTCTGGTTTGAAAGTGTCCAGCTTGCATACCGTCCTTCTCCCAAAATTTCTTTTTGCCACAAGTCCAGCATGATACGTAGCCTGTTGTGTCGGCATACCGTCTTCGGACGTATATAGAATACGCTGCGTCTAAATTTGCTACTGCTCTAGTTCGTTCGCTCACGTTATCTAATATAACGAAAGGGGGAAGCGCTCCGAGTAACCTCCCCCTCTCTAGCTATAACCAGTAAACCGATGACAATATAATCATAATTCCTTATCCCATCCGTTTTTCTTTGCTAATCGCGTGCCGATCCCTTCGGGTCTCAGCTTTACTTTTTTGTCGCTGATAAATTGCTTCAGTGTCAGTGGTTCAATTTTATCGGCCATGCGTTCTGATTCCTCTTGCTGACTTTTCTGGTGATTCTGTTCTAACACTTCTGCTCTAACCTCACCTTCGTAGCGTCTTAAAAATTCTAGAATCTCTGCGGACTTTAAACGCTCAAATAGTTTGCCAAACTTACCCATGCGTATCATGTCAAAACACACCTTAAGTTCTTCCAACTTGAGTGTTGGATGCTCTTGCAATATTGCGCGGCAAGTAAACTGCAACTCCTCATCTGTGCTTAATGTTTTAGTGCAGTTCATGTCTTTACACAGTTGCGCCACCTGTGAGTAAATCCAACCGCGACACAAATCGGGCATGACCTTGACAGCCTTTTGTATGTTGGTGCCTTCATTCCATGCGTCGTTTGGCTTGATCAAATGTAAATCACCCTTGAGTAATAAATTCGTTTGCGGCCTCAACGCTAAAGTTTTCTCCTTTAAATCCATGATTTGATTTTTTCCATTGTTTTGTGTTGCGTATCCAATTACGAGCAGCAGCTTTCCAATCCTTTAAGGGTTTGCCTTTGCCTTGCACCCAACCGTTAGCCGTGTAGTAATCGTAAAAGCTCAGGCTCTCTTTGGCTAACTCACTGTTTGCTGTCGAAGGTAGTATTTCTGCAAAGTATTTCTCTACCTCTTCAAACGAACTTGGGTTTTTTCCACTATAACTTGTTTTTTTAGATTGTTTAGATATATTGTTATTATTCTGTAGACATATTGGCGAGGCTGCATCGACATATTGGCGAGGCTGGGTAGACAAATTGTCTATGCTGGCTGGACATATTGTCCTCTTACGGCCATCGGTCTTTATCTTAATCAACTTTGCCTCTTGCAATCGTTTGATGCTTCGGCTAATTGTGCGCTCACTAACACCATAGTCTTCAGAGATAAGCGTGTTCGATTTAAAGAACGTGTGGTCATCCCAAGTAAACGAATCAATATCAGCCCACAATATTTTGTCAATTGGTTCTAATTTCTTGTTTTCAAGAATTACCCTTGGTATCCATATCCCTTTAAACTGCCTCATAAATTACTTCAATTTGATAGAAAGTAGTTATTGAAAATTCTTCTGCTTCAGTTACATCTGCCGTCCACTGCAACAATCCCTCCTCATCCAAATAGGCATAAATGTAACGTTCCATCAGTATTTGGTTTCTCCTGTTTTAAAATTTAATTCGAACCTACATCTGTCAAGCGTATGCTCTAACTTCTCACGTTTGCTACATGCAGGCATAGATGCAATTAAACTAAAAAGCAGTCTGCGATAACGTCGCAGCTCAATTATACTTCTTTCATGAAACCAATCTGCATCATAATCCATCGGGTACAGGTTTATGCTTTTTAACTTCTTGTAGCTCTACTATCCGATCTACAATCATTTTGGTTAAGCTGATAATATGCACACCTGTATGGTGCTTAATGTCTTCCATCTTGTACAAAAACATGTGTGGTGTATTGTTGTAGTACCGATTGGCTGTCATGTTTGTCCAATTCATTTCCCTATCCATTTTGGAGAATGACTTGTAGTGCATTTCGATAAATGTGCGTAATGTCATTTTTTCTTCTTTTTAGATTTCTTACTTGGTAAGTATTCTTCCCAATAAACTTTGTGATCAGGGTCATGCCTGTACCCCGTCTTAGTTGGATACAAAAACTTTTGCCCATGCTCACCATCCAATAAGCTATAACCTAGCTGGAACACTAACGTCGATACATTGTCCTTGTTCATGTGCTTTTGCATCTGTGGCTGACGCTTTAACCATGCAAAGAAGTTATGAATGATGTCGTTGTACTCGTCCTCAGATGTTGGCTTTGTAATAAATTCATTCATTAGTACGGGTATTTTTCATCTTGACTGACAATAGGGCCATCAACAGTTTCTAAGTTGTCGCGCATGTGCAACATGTTCTTAGCCTCTATTTTAATTTGATCCTCTGTTAATTGATTAGCTGAATTAGCAGTCATTTTTAAATACTCTAAAGCCGTTGTAATAGCCCATTGGTTGCTAATCCTGGCGTCTTTCTCCTCCCAGTACCGCTGCTTGTCCTCCTGCTCTTTATTGACCTTAGAGATACGCAAACTAACACCATATGTGTTTTCCGTCTTTGTGTATTCTACTTCGTCTCCTACGCTATACGGAGTTTTTTCTGCACCTGTGCTATTGGCTTTGCCTGCAACACCGTCTTCCATTTCTACGAAGTATGGATAGAATGTCTTACCGTCCTTATTCCAAGGATTATCATCGGTGCGCTTAACTGATTTAATAACTGATTTTGTTTTCATCTTACTTGATGTTTAAAGGTTTATAGATTTTGATTAAACCCCATAGATAGGTTTTAATCTTGTAAATTCTAATTTTAGGCTCAGTTCTAATTTCCAACACTACATTGTCACGTAGTAAATTGTTGAGAATGCTTTGTCGTACAGGCTTGAAGCCCATTTCTTTACGCCACTGCAACCACATTTTCATCTCTTGATTATTCATTGATGTCGTAAAATAAAGTGAAGTATCCGTAATCCTTTTCAACCATCAAAAGGTGTTTAAACTCGTCCTTCGGTAATTTGCTGAGAAAATACTTGTCATAGCCTGATGATCCCTTTGTCCAGCAATACGACTTCCAGCCTTCATCAATGTACTTCTGCCTATACTTGTGGAGATGGTCTTCATCTACAGGTGTCCATATACTTGTTCGGTATGCTGTAGATGTTGTAGTGCCTAATTTTCCCGTTACCCAATTTTCTTCTTGACTGTGATTCATTTTGCGTAAGATTGTGTGTTATAACCTAAGTCATGTTGTACTTGCTTCTGTTCTTTATGGCGACGATTGTATTGCACGCCTCGCAGCTCGGTCATGTCTTCTTGAACTTTGCGACGCATACGAACAATGCTTTCAGGTGTGGCCAACTCTTTCGCAGCTATCATTTGCAACAACTCGTACATCTTGCCTTTTGCCGTGTTCGTGCCTTTTGCCTGCAATTCTGAATTCCAATAGTTTGCAATGAGTTTGCTATCGTCATCACGTAGTGATGGATACCGCTTAAGCAAGTAGATTACCTTGTCCTTTGTCCTGTTTATCTTCATGGTTTTATATTGATTTGATGCAAATATACACAAAATTATTGGATGCTCCAAATCAAATATATGTGCATGAAAAACCCCCGCCTCGTTAGGCAGGGGCCAATCAACATGAAAAAACTAGGTAAGGGAAAAACCTACAATGACAACATCCGATGGAACAAGCATCGCAACTGTCATATTTTCATACAGCAATTTACTATTTCTTGCGATTCTTACCAAGCACTACCGCGTTTAAAATTCGTGTCAAAATATTTACGATACGATCGTCTTTTTTTGTTTCGGTCAAAGCTGTTAGCGTCCCTGCTGCCACAAGCACAGCATTTAAAATTTCACTCCAGTATTCAGTTAAAAAACTCATTTTTCTTCTATTAAAAATTTATACTTCTCTTTTACATCAAAGCATGGACACGCCTTACGCGCAAAGTCGTTGTGACCATACAATTCTAATTTACCAAAACATACGTTTAGCGAGTGCCAAAGCTCTAGCCAACCCATTTCTTGTTCAGCAGTCATTGTATCGGCTGGCTTTTGTGTCTTTGCCGAAATACCACCAACATAGCAGACCCCAATAGATGTTTTGTTTTGACTGGCTGTATGCGCACCTATCTTGTCTACACCTCTTCCTTGGTGTACCGATCCGTCGCGGTAGATAACGTAGTGATAACCGATGTCATTCCAACCCCTCGCCTTGTGCCACGTCCTAATTGTGTCTACGTCGATGTGCGCTCCTTCCATCGTAGCAGAACAATGCAATATTACTTTATCTAAATCTCTCACTCAATTCCTTTTTTAGCTAGTAGCAATTTGATTTCGTTAATTCCGCTAACCAAAACCTCTAAAGTTTCTTGCACCTTCGTTTCTTGTTTTTCTAGTGAAAATAGACGGCTCTTAATCTTCGTCACCTCGTTAGTGAGCTTCACCCATGTAGCAATGATGCCACTTAAAGCCCCCACAACAACACCTATCAAATCGTAGTCCATCGCTTTATATACTCTATAAGTTTCGCCTCGTTCTTTATTCGCTTAGAAATCTTTGAGGCCGATACCTTGCGCGATACTAATTTCCCTGTTGCTCCTGAGTCTGTTTTTATCGACATTGAGATTACCAAAATAGTTGTGTGTGCTTGGATGTAAATCTGCTCCCGTGTTGCTTGAATATTCTGGAAACAAACTTGTGTTGTGACAAAGATAATCCACCAAACGACTGCGGTAGAACATACCGATTTCCGTAGCCTTTTGTACGACCATCTTAATGTCACCCATTGACGCGCTAGTACCCTGCTCGTTGTCAATCAAAGTGACGCTGTTGTTTGAAAACCGCAACCGCATGACAAAGGCCACTTCAGCAAATGCAAGCTGCACAAGACACGGCTGGATGTAATCAGTGACCAATGTTTCGTAGTTCCCAACTAGCGTGCTATCAATTATGTCCTGCTTCAGTTTAGCGTCTAGGTCTGTTCCTAGAGCTGGTAGAATCCACCGATCCTGTGCAATGAGAATATAGGGGTGCAACAAATTGTCGTCTACAGCAGAACCAAGTGCTGTGTCTTTCTTTATACGCGATGCGTTGATATACAGTGTAGCCATTATTGCTTGTCTATTGGTGCGATTGCCTCCTCTCCTTTTTGAACTACGTAAGGATTGTTGCCCACTCGACGCATTACCGCGTCCCAATCCTCATATAACCCATTTGTAGTATCTGGTAGGCCATCAGGTACATATACATATATAAGTCTTTTGAAACCGTGGTAGCAATTCTTGCCCCCAGCCCATTCAAAAATATCGTAGCTACTTTGACCTGCCGCTGCAAATTGTCCATTTACGCCATCAGAACTCATATTGTCAATATCCTCATACCTGTACTGTACACCTGCACCTGCTAAATCCATCATCTCTACACAAAAATCACGACTCTCGCCTTTTGGTTGTTGGCTAGTTGCCTTGAAATATTGATAACGTACTGCAAACAAATTGCCCTGTGGACTTACTACATCACCCCACTCCGAAACTAAATCGTAGTTGGAATAATCTTCCAACCCAAATTTATACATGCTATGTAGACGCTTGTCATCGCTAGTGTCGCTAACTGTTTCCTCCTTTAGCAGCATAAACTCTTTCGGCAGTGGGGCATCTTTGTCCGCTAAATGGTTTAACCAAATCGAGCCTTGAGTTTCTGTGATCCGAATTGGCTGTTCGGAAAAGATTTTTTTTTTTTCTTCTTCTTCTTTTTGCTCAATGAAACTTGCAGGCACAAGGTCTTTAAAGTACACGTCTAAGACTATGTTACTAGCAGATAGGATAGGTTGTATGCCGTGCAACAAAGTGTGCTGAAATGGCTCGATAACTGTTTTGCTATACAAATCGTATGCGTCACGCATTTCATCTGCGTTGCTACCAAAACCACCACCTTCTGATCGCAGGCCAAACAGCAATGGAGAAGTTACGCGATGCCCCGATAGAATTTCTTGAAAGACTTGCTTTGCTAGAAAGTCATAGGTGTCGTGCGGATTGGGTAAATTGAATGGCTCAATGGTAGGAGCTGAGTCTTGACCATCATTAAAGGTCATGAGAATTTTGCCTGCGTTGCTTGCGCCACCAAATTTGTCATAAATCAAACGCTCTAAATCTCTGCGCTCATCATCTGTCGGAATGCCTCCATTGAAGCTAATCACCATAGAGGGAAAAAGCCCCGTTTTTATGTTAGAAAGATGGAACTCAGCTATGTTTTTGTCTAGCTCACAATACGCTGTAGCCCCCTTGTAACTTGGGATACCGTAAAAGAAAGAAACAGGGCTGTATTCTTTTATGTGAATGATTTGACTAGCGGCTGTACGGTCATTTACGTCAAAAGCGGGAATTGGATTTGGCTTAAAATTAGATTGATTGGATTCAATCCAGTTTGTACTGTGATAGTAGACCTTAACGTTGTCATTGTCGTCTGCTTTACCGCATCGCATTGTGCTTGCAGGTACATGATGGACTTCGCTAATAGTGCTGCGATCCTGTGACCAAATTACATTTAAGTACGCATTGCCATATAGCTTCAGGTCGAAAGCAGCTCGTTTCAAGCTGTCATGACGAAACATAGATTTTAACTTAACCCATTGCTCTACGTTATCATCTTTGATGTCACAGTCCAACCCCTCACCATAAATCATGTCGGCTGTGCCTTGCACAATTGCACCATGAATAGACGAAGAAATAAACAAGTCGTCCAAATACAATGGATAGAGGTTGTCATCGCCAAAAAATACCCAGTCCTTGTTACTTTGATCAGTAAACATGGGTTGCTCATATTTAGCGTAATCTATAACGCCTAACTTTGTTTTCATCTTGCTCATTTCAATTTATATACCTGCTCGTTCTGAAGCCTTACGGCAATGGTTTGGTTCTATGCTATCTAATATAGTTTGCAACCATTGGCCTAAGTTAGTTAAAGTACGTTCTCGTTGGTTGGCTCCCAGGACAGCCGAAACGGAATGATTCCCGAAAGGAACTCCCGAATCCATTAGAAGCCGATTAAGGAACTTTGACGCTGTAACCGATACAATTATCGACACGTCACGAAAGAGGTCGTATATGGCTCTCCAAATGCTTCTGAGGATATCTGAGGTAATAAAGAAGAGCGACTCGCCAACCGAGTAAACAATCCCAACTGGGA